TAGATCGTTGCATCGGTAAAATTGTCTCTCTTGGGTCGACGCCCTCAACTGTTGTGATCCCTGAGCCCCGTTTCGGGTTTGCCCACTCCCGTCTCGGCTCTAAGCCGCTTCTGGAAAGTGTGGTAATCGACGCCATCGGTAATGGAGGCGGATTTAAAACTTTATTAATGCCTGTTAGGTTCTCGGTTAAAATTTTTAGTTGAATATCGTTTAATTTACCTGCCGTTGCAAAACCCATGGCGTCTTCGACAGCAGGAATCATTCCTGGTCCGAGCTGCTTCATCGAGGCTTGGTCGATTCCGGCTAAAGGGCGCTGGAACAAGGGATTCTTCGTAGGACCTGCTCCCAAAAAAGTAATATTGGTTCGAGTTCCCATAAATTTATTTGGGTTCGCTCCAATACTTGAAGCCAATTTCATTAAATTCTCTAATATAAGTTTCCTAGCCATAGTATACTAAGTTATTTCCTCTATTTAATTTTTCATCCTTATAATCTTCAGGGTGAGTCACAAAATGTGACCCTCTTAAACGCATAATCGCTTGTGTCATTGAATCCACATAGTCATCATAATCTCCAAGCGGAAATGCAGCACATTCTTCGATCACTTCTTGAGCAAATTGCTTATGTTTGGGCGCCCAAATTTTGCCCGCTTCGAAAAGAGGTGCAATCGAGTTCACTCTAACATGTTTATCGTTCCCTTTGCTAGGGGTAAAATTAATAACTGGAATATCCATCTGTCTAAGCTCGTGTGTGAGAGGTAGTCCAGAAGCTTTAGCCTCAATGATCACAACATCAGGTCTCCAAAACATATATTCCTTCTGAGCCTTACGTCTAAGCTCTGGAAAATCATATCTATCTTTAAATGCGTCCAATAAAATTGCATTTTGTCCGGTATCTTCTCGGTTAAAAACTCCCCAAGTAGTAATGGCCGAATAATCGGCCGTTTCTTTTTTCATAAAAGCCGTATCGTATGACTGAATGATAAAATCACAGTGAGGAGGGTCATTATGTTTCCAATCTCTCCACCATTCTCGTTTAATAATCGCTCCTTCATCCGATGTCGGTGATTGCATGTACTGAGCGTTCCATTTTCCAATACTAATAGAAGCTTTCACTCCATCTAATTCTTTTTTCTTCCAATACTCTGGCCATACAGGTTTATTGTTAGGAAGGATGGCTGGAAATTCTACAACTTCCCACTCATCTCCTTTAACATCTCCCTGAGCCTTGACGAGTTGTCCCGTAAGATCTTTTGTAGACCAACGAGTCATAACCAAAACGATTTTTCCTCCCGGTTGTAAACGTTGACGTGGTCCAGATGTGTACCAGTCATAAACTTTGTCAAATGAATCCTTACTTAACATGTCTTTTTCTTTGTGAGGATCATCAATGATGAGTAGATCGGCACCTCTTCCAGTCATAGCACCTCCAACCCCTACCGCAAAGTACTCACCTCCTTGCGCTGTTTCCCAGCGACCTGCTGCTTGTGAGTCTTCTCGCAGCGAAGTGTCAAAAAGTTCTTGATATTCCGGAGAATCGATAAGGTGTTTGGCTTTTCTTCCAAATCTTACAGCTAATTCTGCGGTGTGAGTCGCTTGGATAATTTTTAATTTTGGATTTTTACCGATCATCCACGCCGGTAAGTAGTTTGAAGCAAATTCTGACTTCGTATGACGAGGGGGCATGTTAACAATTAGCCGGTTTATTTCACCCGAAGCCAACTTATTGAATTTTTCAGAAATAATTTTGTGATGATAACCAGAAATGAAGTCTTCCCACATGAATTTCACAAAAGAAAGAAAATTATTATGGCATCTTTTCTTATTTTCTAGACGATCCGCCTGTAAATAGGTTTTTAAGTACTCTTTTTGTTCGCCTTTTGGTAATTTTTTTAAAAAATTTTCATCAATCGTCTTCATATGGAACCATTTATAAAAGTCTTACCATGACTGTCTGAATTAAGCAATAAAGGGGAAAGTCTGGGACCCCTTTTTTGATTTAAAGGGGGTGGGCCCTCCCAAAAATTAGCCATGCAGAAATCGCATGGGGCCCGATCCCCCCTCGGGGTGGGCCCGCCCCGCGTGGCGAAGGGTGGGCCCGCCCGAGATGCATGAGCCATGCAAAAATAACATAGGATATTGTGTGGATTTTCCTTGACAGGATATTTTAAACGAGGCGATTTCTCGCCTCGTTCACATATAACTATGGAGATAGTTATTCTTTAATTTGGTTTAGTGAAAGTCTTATCTCTAAATTGTTCAGAAGTAATTGGAATACGTTGACCAAGTAAATCATTTTTAAAACAATGATTTGTCTTGCCATCAATAGTCCAAGTAAAATCTTTATACCAAGCATTATCACAATCAGTTCTTTTAGCTTCGGTCACTCTACCAAAATGATTTAAGGCTCTCTCTATATTGTGAGTAAGCCAATCCTCTTGACATCTTAATGAACAAAAGTTTCCTTGCCCATAATAAAAAGATGAACGTCTACGAGTTTGATAATGTTTACTGCCTTTCATTCCACGAATACGGTCTTTAGTTCTATATTCATGACAGTTAGTTCCTTGACAAAAACGCATTAATGAACCGTCCTTTCTTTTCTTTCAGCTTTAAAATGTTCAAAGTCTGGGTGTGTACTCATTAACTCTCCAATTCTTTCAAGAGATAGTAAATGCATTACCCAATTCATTTCTTTTAATGAAAGTGATTTAGAAACAATATTAATTCTTTCAACTGCTTTGTCTAAATCTGGGGCAACTGCATTTACGAAAGCCACAGCCGAAAGTATTTTCGGCTGTAGATATTCTGGCAAGTGTCTAAAAATATTTGTTTTTGATTTTTTAGGCATCTGCACTCTTAACTGTTATCATACCAGTAGCTTGTCGCCATTGGTTTCCATTTTTATTTGGCTCGGCATCTAAGTCCCAATAAATGAAACAAGGATAACCACCATTAGATACAAAATACTTTCCAACTGTATCTGTGTCTGGTTTATGCCATTGACCTTTTCTAGTTATTATGGCTTGATGTTTTTTAGCATAATAAGTGACATAAAAAGTTTTAGGTAGCTGATTAATTTTATTTTCAGAATCTAATTTCATCAGTTTCCTCACTTTCTACTTTCTCTATTCTTTCAACGTCAAATTGTCCAAGTCTATTAAACAATTCAAATTCAACGTCGGTGTCCTCATTTAGATTTTTTAAAGCAACTAAATACTCACTTGCTTTGTCTAAATTAGGGGCATGTTTTTTTATGTTATAGGATTTTTTACCACTATGATAAGTGATAATTTCTACTACGAGGATTGTCTTATCCATTTTGCTTTCTCCTTTTTTGTTATACATGGGATAATCATATCATATCCCATGTATAAAGTCAAGAAGTAATTATTGCTGATTTCTTTCAGCCATTTCTTTTTTCCACATAGCGATCTTCTGTTCTCGGCTTATGTTTTTATTCTTCATGGACTTAACTCTTTCAGCTACATTTTTAGGATTATAACAAGTTAATCCAGTTGAGTTAGTTCTGATGATTTCTGCGTCAGAAATATTCAAGCCAAGTTGAGTTGAAAGTTCAATCGCCTCATCTAAATATTTATAAGACTTTAAACTTTCTTTAATCACTTTCATTTGGTCAAGAATACTCTCTATCCATTTTTCATGACACGTGATTAACTGACCTTTCGTTTGTTGCCAAAACATAAGAGTATCATATTCCTCTTTTGAACAACCGATTGATCTATCTCTACAATACTCACGACCAATCAAGTCAAGAACATAATTACTGTTCCATTCTCTTGCGTAAGAAGTTTGATTATCACTTCCCCCACTTGTTCCAAGATACTTGTCATTTTTATCTTTAGCTTTAGTCCAATAAGGATTGTGGTCTTTACCTTTCATCTCAATATTGATATCTGGATTACATTCCTCTCGCCCTTTTAGTTCATCTCTAAAATAGGCATAACCAAAATCTTCCGACTTGGCATGTTCATCACCATTAATATTGCCATCAATTTTAAAATCAAAATGACTTTCAATATATTTGTCTTTCATTATTGGTTTGTCGTTTTGATCTCTATCCTCAACTTGCCCCATATATCCAAAATGAAAGCAACTATCTTTTGCGATAGTGTCTACATTTTCAAATTTGTTTTGAAGATGATAAGCCATTTTAATATCTTCTGGGGTATAGTGTCGGCTCACTATTTCTTTCGCAAGTTTCCAAGTTTGATCTTGCAAGGGTTTCATTTCTTCTCTTGCTTTTAGATAAGCCTCTTTCTCTTGCGTGTCCTCTTGTTCCAAGTGTACTCGCATACGATTTGCGATTTTAGTACGATACTCGGAATTTAGTCTTATTCTAGCCATTGTTTTTTCCTTTCGTTAATAGTTAGTATTATGGGATATTATAGTAATACCATTTATTTGTCAATTTCTTTTTTTCTTTTTAGGGTGGGCCCGCCCAGAGATCGTTTAAAATTTTTATCTTGACATTTCTGGGATAATATATTATATTATAGTTTGTTAATTTATTTATAAAAACTTAAATAACATATGAAGTGAACTTGCAAGTGGCAGTACAAAAACGCACTTGCAAGTCACAGGAGAAATTTATGATTTATACTGAGTGCGCAATCTGTGGTTGTACGCCCAAGCCCGACGAGTGGTCGGCACAGGTGATGGGGATCTGCTTTGATTGTGGATAGTATTTTATTTTATCCAGTTATGTTTGTAGTCTGCATGGCTATAATTTACTGGTACACATAGAGTTCAAGCTTGAGCCCTGATCCGGTTGAAATAATTGTACTAGTCTGCGGACGCGCGGGCCGGATCTGGGGTCAAGCCATAAACCAGTGAGAGGCGAAACTCGCTGGCTTGGCCAGTTTAGAATGATTCTAAACTACCAGCCCTCAAGCCTTCAAGCGGGTGGGCCCGCCCATAAGTGTGGAAAGGTTCAAGCTTGACAGGTCCAGGGATCTGGGATATAATAGGATTTAGAAAGAGGTAAACATGCATATAGAAAAACCAAAAAAGAAAAAAATAAAATGGCACGGCCAGACTGTGGTCCTGCCCTTCGACTGCTCAGTCTACCAGGACAAAACAGTTAAGATCCGGAATAGATTCAGCGGAGAAGAAACAGAGATGCCGGGCTATGCTGCCAGCGTCTACGATACAATTATTGGCGCTGAGCGCTGGGAAGCCTGGGACGTTGTCCGGGCTGGCTTAGACTGGTTCCGCCAGTACTTTCCAAAACAGTATATGGTGGTCCTTGACTAATGGAAATGGAATTTAAAATAAGATACCGGATTGATGGGGACATCCCCATCAATCCTGCCTGGATCCGGGACCAATTGGACCTGAGCGTCCAAGCTCTTCAAAGAGAAATAAACAAAAAAAATACACATGGAGTCCACAAGCTAAGTCTTCAAGCTCCGGAGGGGTGGGCCCGCCCGTAAAGAGTCAGGGTCCAAGCCGCAAGCTTGACAGGCTGCAAGCTCTAGGATATTATAAGATTATGAATAAGAAAGAAGCGAAAGCAATAACCGGGGGCCTGAGCGCTCCCTCCAAGATGCCAGGACCAGCGTACAACCTGCCGGCCACTGAATGCATTACAGGATCTAAACTAGTGAAGGTCCCGGGCTCAGTCTGCGCGGGCTGTTACGCCCTGAAGGGCCGGTATCGATTTCCTAACGTTAAAGAAGCCCTGGCGCGACGCCTGCAGAGTCTGGACCATCCGGACTGGATTCGCGCCATGGTTGTATTGATAGACAATGCCCCCTTCTTCAGGTGGCACGATTCCGGAGATCTACAAGGGCCCGAGCATCTTAAAAAAATTTTTGAAGTCTGCAAGCTTACACCGGAGACCAGTCACTGGCTCCCGACCCGGGAGACAGGAATGCTCAAGCTTATGGATCCGGACATAGTTCCGCCCAATTTAATCATTAGACTGTCAGGCCATATGGTGGATGGAAAGAATTCAACCTGGTGGCCGTGGACGAGCTCAGTCTCGACTCAGGGGAAGACATGCCCTGCGAAGGACCAGGGCAACCAATGCCGCAGCTGTAGAGCATGCTGGGACAGGAGCGTGCCGAATGTCACATATCCTAAACACTAAATTAATTGATGAGATCCACGATCAGTGGTGCCGGGACAACGGGTATCCAGTCCGCAAGCTTACAAGCGCTCGAGCACGCGTGCGCAAGACTTCAAGCCACAAGCTAAGGGCTCAAGCCGGATCCCTGAATCCACAAGCTCCAGTATCCGGGAACCAGGGTACAAGCGTACAAGCTGGTCCAGGGCACAAGCAACAAGGATAAAGGTATTTTTTTTATGCTTAATATGAAAAGAAATCTGGTGAGGTGAGAACCTCACTTTATAGTCTTTTTTAGTCGCGGTAGATTTTAACTCAACAGTGAAAAAGTTCCCAGAAGGAGCATAGCCCAATAAATCAGGAGTGCCGAATAAAGCCCAATTTTCCAGTCTGGTCCACGAAATTGCGGGAGTTTCATCTTTTAATTTTTTCCAAAGTTTTCGCTCTGGAAGTTTTGAAATTCTCCTAGAATTCACGACTACCAGAATAGTTAAAGTTTACCAATTATTTTACTCATACGCGCTCTTTCTGGTTCAGCTACGAGTACCAATCTATGGGTCTCTCGAGAACCTATAACTCTGTTTTCTAGTAGATTAATTTCCCTAATATCCATCATGTCACCATTAGGTAATTGAATCTGCACCCTTGCGTTGCCGCTCGTAGGGCTCACAAAAAACTTATCCAAAGCTTGTCTGAATGACTTTCCGTTTAACATTCTGGTTTGCAATATACAAGAAATATTATATAGTTGCAACATTATGGGATTACCCAAAGTATTAACACCCAAACAGATGAAATTCGCACAGCTATTAGTCTATGGCGTTGATGGGAGTCCTATAACCAAAACAGAGGCCTTTAAATTAGCTGGATTCGAAGACGGAAATAACAATTTTTCGAGGCTGACTAATCCTAAGTATTATCCATTAGTATGCGCTTACATTGAAAAGCTACGAGAAGAAGTAAGAGAAAAATATGACATCACATTTGATAATCATATTACTGAGCTGGGTAAAATTAGAGACCAAGGTAAAAAGGATAGTAGAAATCTAGCCGCTGCTGCAACTACTGAAATAGCTAGGGGTAAGGCTGCTGGATTCTATATAGATCAAAAACTCATTCGTCACGGTAAAATTGAGGATATGAATCTCAATGAACTTTACGATAAAATGAAAACTATTAAGGAGCGTAATGAACGAATACTGGACGCGAAACAACTATTGGAGCAAGGAAATGCCAAACAAAAAGAAGAAAAACAAAAAGAAAAATCTAAAGAAGAAAAAGAAAAAAGCGAAGAAGAAAAAGAAACGTTAGACGTTTAATTTTTCCATCTTTGTAATACAACCGATAGGGAATATATTCCTATCCGAAAAGAGCTCATCTTTCTCATCGTAGCTAGCGAAAGTATATAAGAATTTCTTTGTCTTTCTACAAACATAACCAAAGGTTATCATCTTAGAACATTCAAAAGCATCAAACTCTGGGGCAGTAGCATGACCTCCGTCCGCTGTGATGTCTAACC